GATATAGTTCTTATTGATATACATGAAAATAGTAATGGTATGTTTCTCTTAAAGCAAGTCATTGCTATCCACCAGAAGCTCGGCCAGATGATAGCTTTTGCAAAGAGGCAACAATAAAAATCAATAGCAGGGATGCAAAATGGAAAAGAAAATCACTAAAACAAGGAAGTTTAGCAAAACTTACATCAGAGCCTATCAATTGGGGTGCTTGAACACAGAAGTCGACATAAAAAAAACCCTGAATGCCTTGAGAGCTACTAATAAAGCACTTTGGGAAGAATTGGCTCGGCTGGACAAAGAAAACCCCAAAGGTGGTGTGTTGTTGGATTACGATACAGCAGAGCAGGTTGTTAGAGCCGCAAGGAAGGCCAGAAATTACTATCTCACGGGCAAAATAAGGAAAGCAATAAAAAGAGGGCGTGCGAGAGACGACCATGCCGCAATTATGGCGATGGGAGAATTGACTTCTAATATTTAGTTAATTATTTTACAATTTATTTCCCTTTTTAGCCGATATATGCTTCATGGCTCTTTTCTATTAAACTCTGGGTAGGATATGTGCTTACCATACAAGGAGATTGAGGCATATTTGCATTATTATGCTGGACGGTTTCAAAATACTCAGTTTGAGCATTGGGAGCTTGTAAGCGAAGCGTGGATTGGGATACAGGACTATACAAATCCAAAGTTTGCCTCCGCCGGCATAAGATGGGCGATGCAGAAGTATATAAGAGAGACGATTGGACAAAACCATCGAGGTTGCAAAAAGTCCATAATACAATCTATTGATGAAGAAATTATGGACAATCTTTTTTGTAAGGATACTCTCGTTGCCCCTGTCGACAAAAGGACAGAAGATAATGAAAATACCAATTATGTCAATTGCCTGCTAAATGACCATAGACTGAGTCTTGCAGATAAATTATTGCTGGACCAACGGTATTTTCAAGGCTTAACTTTGAGACAAATAGGGGAAATACACGAATACACCTTTGAGGCAATCAGGCAAAGATTAAATAGAATAATCATAGCTTTAAAGAAAATAGCAAAAGTGGCATAGAAAGCAATAGCAAAGAGGCTCTAAATGAATAAGAAAGCTGGCAAAAAGAAAACTGCTAATAACCCCAAGCCCATCGATTACAGCAAACCATTAAAGAACGCTAAATACGAGAGGTTCTGTCAGGAATACATAGTTGACAACAACGGAACGCAGGCAGCAATAAGAGCAGGGTATAGTGAAAAAACAGCACGTTCTCAAGGTCAGAGATTGTTGACTAATGTTGACATCAAGAATCGCTTGGCCTATCTGCAAGTAGAGTTATCGGAGAAATCAGGGATTACGATAAAAGCTCAAATCGAGCGATTAGAAAAGATAGCTAAAACATGCGCCGAAAGCTCTAAAGAGCGAAACACAGCGGTCAAGGCTATAGACTTACTCTTAAAGCATTTAGGGGGCTACGAGAAAGACAACAGCCAGAGGGCATTTATTTTAAAAATATCATGATTGGAACTAAGACACAGAAATTCATTTTCGAGCCTTTTCAAAAGGCATTTATCAACAGCACAGCCCGCTTTCCCTGTTTTAAGGCTGGATGGGGGACAGGCAAAACAACTTGCGCCCTTATCAAGGGACTAATACTCTCTGATGCGTACCAGGGCAATTTAGGATTGATTGTCCGCAAGAAGTACACAGACTTAAGGGACTCGACTTTGAAGGACTTTGAGCGATATACAGGACTTCACGTTCCGCAATCCACAAAAGAGGTAATGATAGGTGAAGGCTCAAAGATAATGTTCCGGCATGGCGACGAACTTTCGGGGCTACAGAATGTCAACCTTGGCTGGGCTTATATTGAACAGGCTGAGGAATTTGAGACTGATGAGCAATTTATGATGATCAGGGGCAGGTTGAGGCGTGAACTAAAATTGGCCGGCAACTGGGAAAACAAAGTAAGTAAAGATTATCCCGAGCTAATCGAATATATAAAACATAATCAGTTGAGGCAGTTGATGATAATTGCTAACGCTGCCGGTCATAACTGGCTCTATCAGAAGTGGAATAAGGGGTTTGTAGATGCGGCATAAGACTTTAAATCCTGAATATGAGCTTTTTACAGCTAACAGCTTTGATAATTCAAAGCATTTACCTGCCGATTTTATAGATGATTTGCGCAAGATGGAGACTGAATCACCTCGTAAGTTCAACCGATTTGTAATGAACAGCGATGAGGATTACGACCTTGAAGGTGCATATTACGCTGCCTTGATGTCTGATGCTCTCAAGGATGGCAGGGTAGACGTAGACACGCTTTACGAGCCCACGGCGAGAGTTTACACTATTTGGGACTTAGGATTAAGGGTAAGTGATACAACGGCGATATGGCTTGCTCAGGACGTTAAGGAAGAAGTGTGGTTGATTGACTATTATGAGAATTACGGTGAAGGGATGCAGCATTATGCCGTATGGCTTGAACAGCAGAAATACATTTACGGCAGGGATTTTCTCCCGCCAGATGGCAACCAGAGGCTTCAGGGAAGAATTGTAGAGACTCGGTTTAACATACTTCAAGGTTTGCGCAGAAATCCAGTAGAGTTGGTTCCGCCACACCTGATAGCCAGTAGGATTCAGCTTGCCCGTGATATTATACCTCGATGCCGATTCAGTTCTAAGTGCGAGCGCGGTGTTGACTGTTTAAATCACTACAAGAAGAAAAAGAATGAAATATTGAGTACAGAGGCAAAGCCCGTATTTGCCCCTGAGCCGTTACACGACTGGGCGAGCAATGGTGCTGATGCTTTTGGTTACATGGCAGTAGTTAAGAAGTATTCTAAGGTTACTGGTGGCAATATTGATGACTTTGCAACCGTGACGGTAGCTGATTCTGTTTCAAATGCTCCCAAGCCTTACCGTAATAAGACAGGTCAGGGATTAAGGAAGTTGGCATAGGAGTTAAGGTAGAGTAATTATGATACAAATAGTAAGTTTTAAGATAGGAAAGGAAAATAGAGATGGATGTAATATTTAGTGATTGTGTAGTAAACGACAAGACTGTTGAGATTATTGGTAAGTTCACATGTAGCTTATTAGAGATTAAGGATGGTGTTGGCGGGCGTTATGGGATATATGAACAGATATTGGCACAGATTGCAACTAAGGTTGCCAATGAGTATTTGAAGGCTCACAAGATGGAACTTACCAACGAAATAAAGCTCAAGGACTTAGTAGATGCCATACAACTCAAGATAATTGAGGGTTACAGTTTACAGCAAGGCAGGTAATGAAGATACTGAAAGCAATTTGGTGGTTTATCGGCGGTGGTTTTGCACTGGATTATGCTAAGATGCAGACGATGATAAGTCAGGTGGGATATAAGATATATGAAGTTGAAGATGGTAAAATAGTTGAAGTTGGGAGGCCAAAATGACCGAGAGCGATGACTCATTATTCGGCGGCGGTGGCGGAGGTGTAGACATACCGAACGTACAGGCAGAGCGTGTAAAGACAGCCGAGCGAGTAGGGACTAAGCCTGACCAGGACAAGCGTAACAGGCGTTTAGCTGCGTCTGTATTGACAAAGGACTGGCAGCCTGCTAAATTAGGCAGTCTGGGTTTATTTGGTATGGGTAAGAGTGAGACTTTATGAAAGGAAATTTATGAGTAAATCACGAATAGCAATATTGATAGCTTTGGTAAGTGGACTTGTACTTGCTATATATTTTACTGGTTACAAGCGGGGCAGGGAAAGCGGCGCAAGGCAAATGGCAAGACATATATCAAATCCAAGATTTAGGACAGATAGTTTCGATATTATTGTAGAAGAAGAGAAGGGCGATTATGAAGTAGTCTGGGCAAGTGACCCGAATAACGACCCAAACCACATTGATTATTGCGACCCGAATGACCCTTGGATGTTTGACCCGCCGGAAAATCCTGTAATTTACATCAACGAGGACACTTTTAGACTACAACCTGGCTCGAGTATAAAGTATATTGAGATAGGCGACCCTTGTGTTGTTGTATCATATATCAAACCTACGGCTACCGGTGGTGGTATAGAAATTGATGTCAATGACCCTAACACATACAGTGGGTTTCTAATTACTAATTGTTCATTTAATATGATTGACCCTGACTGCGATGGTTCAAGCTGGTATTGCAATAGGTGTAAATACCCACCTTCTTCAACTTGCACTTCTGGGATAACTAAATTTATTTGGCCAGAAGTGTTTACAAACGAACATTTTGAATATCCTAATGATAGTAATTGTTTTGCAATGGCTACGGCCGATGGTCTTATGGGGTGGGGTAATTGTTATGCCGGTGAAAAACCACCAAGTAATTTTGGCAAGGCAATGCTTAAAATTAGCAAAATAGTAGGAACAGCCACACCCGACGGTTTAATGGAAGTAGCTGACGACCCGAATAATACCATAGAGGTTATATGTGATGATTCAGAAATTGAACTTGACCCAACTACCAATTTTATGCTAAGTGCGATTTTTGAATATCAAAGTGATGACCCTTGTGAGCCTGGATATTTTATACCGTTGATGGAAGTTGCAAATAGGATATTAAAGATTGAGGCAAGATTAGATATCATGAAAGGAAATTAAATGAAGTACATATTACTTGGTTTGTTAGCGATGATGATAGTAACGGCATATATTATTGACAGGAGGATTTCTGATAACAATGCCATAGATGTAACTTCAGCTGGTTTTGTTATAAAAGATTGCACTTTTGTTGAGCCTATTGACCCGAACAGTCATATTATAATTAGGGACTAATGATACGAAAGGGAAACGTAAATGAAGAAGATTTTACTGATAGTATTGATTTTAGCGGGCTTGGTCTTTTCACAGCAAAACGCACCTGTTAAAAAGGACTTGCGGGACTTTCTATTACCAGTTCCCAACAGAATATATCAAGAGTACGGCTATAGCGAGGAGACACTCCGCCTTTACAGTATTGGGGCTTTGATAGAGATGTGCTTGGACTACAAAACGAGGATTAAGGTCTTAGAGACAGAGGTTGCAGTCTTGAGGGAGCAAGTACAAGCAATATCGGAATTGACCAACATAACGCATTATGACGTGAATGATTCAGAGTATGGTACGTTGTTTGTTCCAAAAAGATGGGATGTTGACCCGAACACTGGAGTTAAGCCATGAATAAACCCGAACACTGGCTAAAACTTGTTACAGCTAAATTGCCACGCACAACTACACGCAAGCAATGGTATGAATTGCAACAATGGCTAAGGACTGTAAGGGGTATAATTGAGAGGGAGCTAAATCATGGAACAGCCTGAACAGCAACTACAAAGAGCATGGAACAACACTAATTGCAAAACTGATGTAAGCAAAGCCCAGATGTACTACTATGGGACTAAGCAAGAAGCAGAGCAATTTAGTGAAAAGTTAAGGCTGTTAGCAAGGGATAATAATTGACCCGAACGATAATTAAGATAGGGAGAAAGAATAAATGGCAAAGAAAAAGGAAAAAGAAAATATTAAGGTTTACGTCTTTTTGACTTTGGCTGCATTGTGCGTAGGTTTAGTAGGCGGTCTTGTGATTAGAGTCAAGCCTGACATTGACCTTCGCCAGCAATGGTTAAGTGATATGGTACTTACCAAAGACTCAGTAATTACATTTGATGGCACTGTATCTAAAGGTGCATGGTACAATTGCTGGGAACATGGTGGACTCGAGGTAAGCGTAACTAACTATTGTAACAAATGCGAACCCTACGGCGATGGCAGATTAAAATGGTGTCCAGGCCACGAAATGACTATGGACGAGGTAGAGGATAGATTAGAGAAGTTAGAGTCTGATTGCAAAATAGTAGATGATACAATAACAATAACTCCACTTCCTGCGGATTATTGGGCTACTCGTAAGGCGACTACTACTTGCGACTCAGGATATAATCTTCAAACATCAGAATATCAGATAGAAGGTAACGACTTAGAACATATTGCTTGGTGCATATTAACTCGCCATATTGATTTTGAGCGTCTTTATCATACTAATGATTGGCAGATATGTTGCCCAAAATGCAGTGGGGCAATGGTGTGCAGAGATAGTGATTATAACGATGAAGTGGTTATAAGAAATGCCTCCATAACTGTAGAACAGATTTACTGCCAATGCGGTTATCCGATAGGCACAGACTGGAAAGTAGTTGATTTATCGAAATGAGAAACCTAAATGTTCGACACTCTAAAGAAATTACGGCCTATAAAAAGGGGAGTTGCGATGTTTAGGTTTTTCTTTATAATATATTGACAACTAAATAACGGGTTCACTTGAAGTCGGCAGGCTGACGGTGGCTAAAGAATAACTAAGGGCAGTATAAGTGCTTATACCACTTGTGTTGCCCTTTTTTATTGCCCACAGGAGAATAATATGCCGTTATGGGAAGACAAAAAATTAGCTGACAGGATAATTGACCGTCTCGCACAGAGCGAGAAGGGTCATATCAAGTTCAATAGAGCCAGAGACGACATAGTTGCTTATTTCCGGCCTGATTTAGGCTCTGACGTAACTGCTGATGGTGACGGTTCTTTCTTTGGTACTGACATATACGAAGGTACTGCTCCCTGGGCGGCGAGGGTAATGGCAAAGGGATTTCAGGGTAATCTTATCAGTTCTGCCTCTGACTGGATCATGTACGCCATGAAACAATTTGAACTTGTAGGCGTAGACGAACTTGATATATGGTTGCAGGATATCAAAGAGCACATGTTAGCTGTTTATCAGCATAGTAATTTATATAAGACAGTCTTGCACCAGTTCACTCTTGATGGATTGACTATCGGTTCACCTTTAATGTTCATAGAGGAGCATAATAAGGTTATTAAGTTTTTACCTCAGCATTACAAGCAGACATTCATATTTTACGATAAGTACAACGAGCCTGAAGGTGTTATCGTTAAGGACAAGACATGGACCACTAAGCAGATATACGATATGTTTGCCCCGTCACTGGAAGAAGCTGAAAGTAAGCTGTCACTTGATTTGTACAATGACGTAAAGGCCGGTAATTTTCATACCGAGCATACTGTCATTCGTGCCGTCTTTAAGGGCAGTGACCCTATCTGGAACGTACCGGAGTTTAAGAAACCCAATAGAGACTGGGTAGGTGTTTACTTCGAGGAAAAACCCAAAGAGGAGACCAAGAACACACCGCTTCGCACAGACCCTTATTTCACTCAGCCTTTTACTGTATGGGATTATTTCAAGAAACCTTATGAGTCGGTATCGAGGACTCCGGCTTTTGAGGCTATTTACGACGTTGTAACCCAGCAGCAGACGTATAAAGATTATCTGGAGAATAACAGATTAAAGAACAGACCGCCGAGAAAAATTTTAACCGACCACAGGAACACTATAGATTTCGGGCCGGAGGGTTTGAATTATATAGAGAAAGACGACTGGGACTACGCTCCAGAGAAAATAGATTTAGTTGGTGACGTTTTAATGAACAAAGACTTGACAGAGCAAATAGCAAGGTCTGTTAAAAGATGGTTCCATGTAGACGAGTTTATGAAGTTCAATGACCTTACTACCACCCTTCGCCAGCAGCCATCAGTTGACCAGTTACGTAGAATGGCTGCGGAAATAGCCGTACAGTTAATGCCTGAAATTGGTACATTTACAGGTGGTTTTTTAGAGGTTATGGACAGTAGGTGTCTTGACATAGAGATGCGGGCGGGGCGAGGACCGTTTGACCCGCACACGATGGAGAATATCCAAGATATTGTTGCGAGCAATCTCAAGAAACAGGAAGGTTCTTTCGGTGTTGTTCCGGTATTCGTGGGACCGTTAGCGAGGGAGCAGAAGACTAAGCAGGAACTCGACCCGATTATTAACGGATTAGCTACATTAACACCATTATTTGAGATATATCCCGACCTGAAATTTGCTATTAGAGAATATGATACCGCTGAGGACATACTCAAAGCAGTTGGATTCCCGTTAAAGAATCTCGTACCTGAGGACGAATATAACAAAACCATAGACGTAGTAAATCAGGCGAGAGAGCAGATGCGTCAGCAGGAGATGGCATTAGAGACTATGAAGGCCAGTAAGAACATACAAGGTCCGGTAGACGAAACGAGTGTACTTGCGGGAGTGGTGGGATAATGGGCAAAGGTGATAAACGCAGACCTAAGTTTATAAGCGATGAGCAATACGCTAAGAACTTTGAAAGAACGTTTGGCAAAGATAAAAGGAAGAAGAAAAAATGCCACATAGAGAATTAAATCAGACGGGAATGAATAGAATATTGTGGAAGTTGCTTCATGTTGTAGGCGGTAAGTTTGAGATTACTAATCGTGACTTGGAGACATTGAACAGGGATGTAGGTATTCGCATTACTCATAATTCGCTAACAGATACTTTTACATTGGAGTTACATAGAATACCTCAAATGCATAGAGCTAAATCAAAGATTATTCAGTTGCCAGGAATGGAACTAAACTAATGCCGGACAGTAAATCATTATCAGCAGCTTACAGGCGGGCAGGCGAAGATTTCCTTGCGACCCGATTAGAGGGAATGTTCAGGGAGATTAAGACTCCCGATGACATAGCCTTGCACAATGTTATCTTGAAAGAAGTGATGTTAATGATTGACGATACTAAAAAAGGCGAGGCTCTGATGTTTTACCGAATATTGGCACATAGTTTATTGGAGAAAGAAGCTAAACGTGGTTTTTTAAAAAAGGTAGCTAAATCTATATTTTCAGTAGCGAAAGGATAAACACATGGCAAGAAAAACAAGAGTAAAGGTTATTGAAGAACTTACGGCGAGGGAAATAGAGTTTGATATTGACGGTAAGTATAACGACCTGTGCAGGTTGTTAAAAGAGGATGATAAGATTGTCGATAAAATTGTATCTACTAACAAATCCAAAAAACCACAAAAGCCGACACAAATCAAACTTGTCTCCAGAATACTAAAGCGCAACACATTTCTTTCTGACCAGCACAGAGACGAGCGAGATGCAGAGGTTCTTCGCAAAAAGATAGGTGGGCGTGAGTACAAAGGTAAACTCAAAACCATTACGACAATCAAGAACATGGATGTTAGCGATGATGGTTACTGGGTAACAGAATTTGTTATTGATTTGAAGTAGAAAAATTAACGTAGAAGTTACTATCTCATAGAAAGGATAAATTATGCCAGATGAACACTGGTCAAATGAATTTGAGCATGAATCTGTAACAGACGATAACCGCGAAGCGTTTAAAACAGCAATGAGTAAATACCCTACGCAGGACGAGGCTGTTGTCGGCGGTTTTAACGCAATGAAATTGACAGGCAAGCCGTTTAAGATGCCTGAATCGCTTGATAATCTGCCTGACGATGCTTCGAGGACTGACTTTACCACTCAAGCTCACAAACTTTTAGGCATTGAACACGCAGCGAATGTAGAGGCATTGGTAGACCTTGACCTTAAATTGGGTTCTGCTGAAGGTTCACAGACTGATGAAAACTTAGCAAATGCTTTTAAGCAGTTCATAGTTAAGGAAGGTATCAGTAAGGGTGATGCCCAGAAAATGCTTGGTTTTTATAATCAGGCTATGGGTGCTGCGGTAACGGCAAACAACGACAAAAGAGAGTCGGACAAACTCGCTGCCGCCAAAGTCTGTAATGAAGCATTGGTAAAACACTACGGCAATCAGGAAAAGGTCGATGAGCAATCAGAACTTCTAAGGAAAGCCGTCAAGAACAATATGGGCTTGTCCGCTGAAGAATATGAGGAGTTCGGAGATGAGTTGGCTAACAGCATATTGACTAAGAACCCTGTAATGGCAAGGGGATTGATTACAGTTTTGGCTCCGTTAGCTGCTGAAGGTTCAACCGAGGGCGGCGGCGGAGGTGGAGGTGGAGCTAATGAGAAACAATTATCACCTTACGAATGGAAAAAAGAGAGATGGCCTAAATCTCCAAATGAATGGGGCAACTCCGGTGATACATGGGAAACACAGGATATTCAATTAAGAAAATTGGCAGGGATTAAATAATGGCAAATAAAAAGAAGAAGCCTAACGAAAAGACTTGGAAAGATTGTTATTGTAGTGAATGCGACTTTTGTATCAATAGAAGATGCCGAGAGTCTCTTCCTGCAACTGGATTCTATCAGGTTGTTGTATCAAAACCTGTGAAAAAGAATACTTTGGCATGTTCAAAGTTTAAACTAAGCAAATAAAAACGCCCTGTAAAGGATACCGTTATAGTATAAAAAAATCAAGATACCATAACTAAAGGTTGTGCCTTGCGACTGCCGGAAAGACGGCGAGCCTTATGTACGGCTTACAGTACAAGGTAGAAGCCTCGAAAGAGACACCTTCTCCGAAATTAAATAAATGAAAATTTAATATTTAATTAAGGAGTAATGTTATGGCTACAGAATTAGGTCTCGATACGAGATATAATCTGATAGACAATCTCAAACTCGTACAGGACGGCAAGTACAATCCCTGGGCAAAAACTCTCACAGAGCATAACCCTTTTTTGTTCGACCTTGCTATGGTTCCTGCTAACGGGATATTGTCAAATGAAGGTTCAAGAGAAACATCATTACCGACCCCGCAAATCGTTAAGGTTGGTGATGGGCACGATTCAAGTACGGTCAGATGGGATAAATACAGAAACGATATTAGTATCTTCAAAGACAGGGCAAGTATCCCGCTTGACACTTATAATCTACAACCGTCAAAAGGAGCTTTCCGTGCCAATGTAGAAGATAGGCACATGGAAGGCATGGGACAGGGCGTTACAAATCACTTTATCTACGGTACGTCCGTAGCAAGTCCTGAAAAGTTCGACGGACTTGATGTGAGATATAACGTACCTGACGCAACAGACCCGACCGACCCCGAAAGTTCAAGTTCAGATGCTTTTGTATTTGACGCTGGTGGTACAGGTGACGATACGATGTCGGTATGGTTAATTCAACATGGAATTGACAAAATCAGAGGTATTACACCCAGTAGCGACCCGATGATGGGTATTAGAAAAACAGATTCCGGTCTTGTTTACGCTAATGCTGAAAACGACAAGGATCGTCAGGAGTTGCGTACTGAGTTCGAGTGGAAAATCGGTTTGGACATAGTTGATTTAAGGTCGGTAGCTCGTATCAGAAATATCGAAACGGCTATTGCCAATCTCGACGCAAACTTCATGCAGTTGATTTTCCAGGCAGAACAAGAAGTCTTTAGGGGTGGCGGTCAGATTTTTGCTTACGTTCCGAAACGTATGATGACATTCCTGAAAATCATGGCAGAGGCCAAACAGAATGTCGTTTACGATTCAAATAACATCTACGGTATTCCGCTATACCGTATTGGCGAGATTTTAATTAGGAAGATGGACGCGCTGTTACTGACTGAAACTTCCGTAGCGGCTGTTTAACGAAAATGAAAATTTAATTAATAAGGAGACCCATTATGGGAGCATATAGCAATTTAGGTGATTTCAGTACGGCTCAGGCAATTTCTCAAGCTGTCGAATCTGAATATTATCTTGATATGGTTGATGTGAAATCGCAGATGAATGTCGGGTCGCACGCCCCGTTTCTCTGTATTCGTACAGCAGTAGCACCGACTGTTACAACTGATACTCTTAGTATCGAATTACAGTGTCACGAAGATGCCAGTTTTGGCGCTGGTACTCCTGCCACTACCTTTGACTATACTAAGGTGTGGACTATTTTAGGCGGTCCTGCCGGTGCGGAACTTCACGCTGACGTTGACCTTCGCCTCACAGTTGCAGGGGCGTGGATTTACAGAGGGCAGATGCCTTACGAATGTGACGAGAGATATGTACGTCTCTATTACAATCAAACTGCAACGGACGGTGTATTTACGATTGACGCATGGCTCAGCGACGGCCCGCCTTCTGATTTTAGGGGCAGCCAGAAAATTAACAGTAATGTCGGCAATCCGTAAAAATGCAATTTAATTTAAAAGGAGTATAATCTTATGAAAAAGTTTATTTTAACACTGCTCCTGCTGATATTGATTACATCGCAGGTGCAGGCATTGACTTCTGAGGAATACCTCAGAGGCAACCAATACTTAGGTTCCCAAAATGAATACCTCGATGCCTTCTATAAGCATTTGGTAGATTATGAAGCCATTGCAGGCGACGAACTTGGTACTGGCTCATCGTTTTACGTTGATTCTGGGACGGATGGTACTACAGGTGTTTCATGGGCAACTGCTGTCGGTACTTTACAGGAAGCTATTGACCTTTGCACAGATAATGCCGGTGATTACATCTACGTTGCACAGACTCACGCAGAAGACCTTGCAACCGCA